GATCGTGCGGGATGTCCGGCAGGATACAAGATCAGACGCAGGTAAATTATACTCAGGGATCAGCGCGGTCGATGGACGCTCACGGTCACTGGACGCTGAGACACGGGCTGCACTGCGTCAGGCAGAACGTAACATCAGAAACATCACGGAGTCGGCGTCAAGTCGATTTGACGCCAAGATAAATGGCATAGACGCAAAGCTAACTGTTTTTGAAAAAAGGCAGGACAAGAAGCTACGCGATGCTCTAAACAACCCACTCTTGAAGAGGTAGAAGATGAATGTTGAAGAAGCTATGGCGCATCGCGCTGCGCTACGGGCGGAGATAAGAATACTTAAATCGAGGTTTTTAGACAGCGGGACAGGCTCCATCAAGACAGCGGTTGCTTTGCTAGAAGCACGAATATCAGAGATAGACAGCACATTAAAATTAAAAGTGGAGGTCTGAAATGGCTCAAAAGAAGCTACAAAAAAACAGTAAGATAAACGACCTAGACTTAGATCACGATGGGGTCGTAGACGATCAGGAGCTTAAAGCCCTTGCGGCGGTTGAAGCTGCTGAAAAGGGTGACGCGCAGCGACACATGGCGTGGGCAACCCTAGCGGCTATGGGGGTGTTCACTGCGATAATGTTTGTGTTACCATTAGATCGGGTTAAAGCATTGAGTGATATATCTAATATGCTTTACTTGTCGGGTGCCGGTCTCGTCGGCGCATATATGTCCGTGTCCGTGTGGATGCAAAAGAAATAAAGGAGAATACCATGAATGCTGTTGATTGGGTTATGAGTCGAATGCAAGAACCTTCAAGTTATGCTGCTGCTGGCGGTGCTATCGTTGGCATAGGTGTTTTAATTAACCAGCCTATTGTGATTCTCGTTGGCGTTGTCGGCGGTGCGCTTGGGTTTATTTTGAAGGAAAAAGGCGTCATCTAGGTGCTGAAAATCTACCTGTTGGTTATCGTCCTTGGGCTGGTAGGCGGCTCTGTATATGGGGCGTACTACTACTATAAGGACAGTCAGGAACGTATTCGTATCCTCACGGAAAACACCGCCAAGCTGGAAACAGCGAAGAAAATGCAGGACCAAACGATCAACATTATGATCGAAGATAGGGAGAAGTTTGCCGAGCTTAATAAGGATTTGCAGAGCAAGTTAGCCGCCGCGAACACCTACAAGGATACGCTCATTGGTAAGTTGAGGAAGCATAACCTGGCGAAGCTGAGTTTGAAAAAGCCGGGTTTAGTGGAGAAAAAAATAAATCGTGGAACGAAAAGGTTATTCCGGTCTTTGGAAGTTATGTCCGGCGCTCCTGCCCCTGCTACTAAGTAGCGGGTGTAGCAGCTTCAAAGATATACTTCCAATCGAGATTAAGACTATTGAGGTTGAGCGCAAGATTCCTACGCAAAATCGTCCGCGCCCGGTCAAGCTGTCTAATCTCCATTTCTACGTTGTGACGGAGGATACGTTTAAGGCGTTTAAACAACGCTTTGTGAAGCAGAATGGTGACTTCCTGTTTTACGCAATTAGTGTCCGCGACTACGAAACCCTAGCCTTGAACATGGCTGAGTTAAAGCGTTTTATCCAACAGCAGAAACAGATTATCATATATTATGAGAAGGCTGTCGCGCCCCGGCCAAGGAAAGAGACCAAATGATCGACCAGCTACGCGAAGAATTAGAGGCTGATGAGGGCGTGAAGTACGAAATATACCTCGACCATCTTGGCCTCAAGACCTGCGGGGTGGGCCATCTCTGCCGCAAGGGCGAACCAGAATACGACATGGAAGTGGGCACCCCGATTAGCGAGGAACGTGTTGCAGAATTGTTTGAAAAGGATGTCGGATGGACGCTCAAAGACTGCTATAAGCTGCTGCCGGATTTCGATATGCTGCCGGAGGCCGTCAGATTAATTTTCGCCAACATGATGTTCAATCTCGGAATGAAAAATTTGGGCATGTTTAAACGGCTCCTCGCCGCCATCGAAGATCGGGAGTGGCAAAAGGCAGCAGATGAGATGGCGGACTCGAAGTGGGCAAGGCAAGTTCCAAATCGGGCTGGACGCTTAATCGAGCGTATGCGGCAGGTTACTTAACGCCGGATTCTCACAGCAACTTATTCTGCACGGCCTTCTTGGGCGGCTCAATGAATAGGTCGGGCTGCTTGTAGGCATCCTCGATCCGCTTGCAGGCTATGTCGAAATACTTGGGTTCAAGTTCTATACCGATGAACTTACGGCCCAGCTTGGCGCAGGCTACGCCCGTGGTGCCGCTGCCCATGAAGGGGTCGAGTGTCACGCCGTCAACCAGCCTCACTAGCTGTTCCATGACGGCTATAGGCTTTTGTGTGGGGTGGACCGATTTTCCACCAATAACAATACGCTCAGATGCAAAGCAACCGGCAGGGAGTCCCGGAACATTTATGAGCGTACTGCCAAGCCGATCCCACTTGATCCCAGGCATCTTTGCAATGCAAAGGATATGCTCAGTCGTATAACGAGGTAGATTTTTACCTGTTGGTGCTGCATTTACCTTGTGCCAAGTAACTATACAAATCAGCTTCCCGACAAAGGCTGCAATGGTTTCGGCCACGCCCCTGTTTCCACAAAATACAATTATTCCATACCTACATTTTGACCACGCCACATCCGCCCACTGATAACTTGCGGCCCAAGGATCGCCCACCGAAATATCTTGGCCGCGTTTCCGCCGTCCCACCCCACCAAAAACAGCCTTATCCTCACCTCCGACAAGACCAACGTAAGGCGGGTCAGTCACCACAGCGTCAACCTTGCCCAGAGTGGGCATTATCTCCAGACAGTCGCCTTGATAGAGGGTGCAGTCGCCTATTTGGACGGGGCCTACAGTCATCGGCTAGTCCTCCCACCGGTAGAAGATGTGGTTATCAATCCTTAGAGTTTGGGTCTTTGACGCGGCCCAAGATGGCAAGATGGCCGAAGCATGGTAATGCGTGGCACCCTCAGTATGATCGGCGATCTCTCCAGCCAACAGGGTAGCAGAGAGACGAACGGCAAGAGCAAAGGATTTTAAGTCTTTCGGGGTGTCTGATTTTGCATCGCAGTAAAACGAGAACTGGCACCTGTTGCGAACAGGAAAATCCTGAGTCCACTTATACGTTGGCCCCTGTTTCACCACAGCGCAGACATTATTCGGGTATCGGTGATCGGCGGCGCGGTTGAGTATAACTTGTCCAACCGCGACCTGGCCGACCACCGGCTCCCCCCTCGCCTCGAAATAGATCGCCAAGGCAAGGCAAATTTCTGGCGTCACCGCCACCTTCCCGTGGATGGCTCGTGCGGCAAGATGATGCACTCGCCGCTGCGCCAAGTGCCGTCTTTGTGATGAATTCTCTCGCCGCAACCGGCCATCCACTCCAGAACGACTATCATCAAGATCAGTATGACTGCTGCTGCCATAAGAACGCTCGCTATACTATTCCACATCGCACGGCTTCCAATCTTTCAGTGGGATGTTCCTGACGCGCTTCTTCGATTGAGTCAAACTCAGTCAATATTAACATGTTCTCTCCGCTGCCCTCGCAATGATGGCATTGGTTAATGCGATATTCTTGCCACGGCCCTGCCGCTGTCCAACCGCCGATTGTATCTTCTGTCTCGCCGCAGCCTTCGCAATCCTGGCAAATCACATAAATTTCTATTTCCATTTTCTGTCTCCTGAGTTGATGCCGGGAGCCGAAGCCCCCGGCGAGTCGGTTAATCCGCAATCGGGCCTTCACGGCTGATGTCACGCTCAATAAATAGCTTGGTTATGCGCTTAACCGTGCCTCTCGCAGATGACTGCATACCAAGCGCTCCTTCAAAGTCCCATCCTCGCCCAGCGCAATCCGAATAGTGTTCCGCGTCGGATAGCCATTCGCGCAACTCCGGTGCGGTGCATCGATACCTAATCGTGCGGGCAAGGACTTTGAGGCATTGCCCCGTTGGCAGGTCGCGCTGGCCGTGGTCGAGAGCAAAGCACTTTGGAATTTCGATTACGTATTTCATGTCGTTGTCTCCCTAATCTCTCAATATATCGCGTAGATTATTAAACGCAGACGCCACCCGTTCACTTGAGCGGGTGGTGCTTTCGCTTGTCTGATCTGCATTGAAGTTTTCGCGCAGAGTTTCCTGAACGCTGACGAATGTCGCAGCAGCGTCACGTATTATCTTGAGGCGATCGACTTCGTCCTTGTCGTCTGGCGTGATCGCCATTGACCGTGCTTGCCCCACGGCGCGGGTGATGTATCCCCTGATCTCAAGCCTGTTGACGATGGCATATGCGTCGGCCTTAGACGACATGGAGAGGCCATCGGCAATCTCCTGAAAGGTCGGGGCCATCGAGTGGGCCTTGATGTATTTCCGAATATACGTATAGGCTTCGGTTTGCCTTCTGGTTAATGCAGACTTCATAAGGTGGCTCCGTCGTAGCGTGGGTTATAGGACCGCCGCAACGGCCCTACCATTTAGCGCCTTAGGCCGCTTTGGATACTTCGGCCAGCGCCCATACAGGGAGATTCGGGGCAATGTCGTTCCGATAGGGCATTGCGACGCTAATGGTATCGTTTTGCGCGTAGGACACGTTCTGCGCGTTGCCCGTGATGCCCGTGATCCTAAACGTGGCAGCCTTGTTGCCGGATAATGTAACGGCGGTACTGACTAGCTTGCCCATGACAATGGCGCTAAAAGCGGCTTCATTAGGTGCGCCTATTTCCTTCGGGATAAGCCTTTTCCAGTCTGGAAAGGTTCCATCTATGGGCTTACAAGGTTCCATGTGCGTGGTGTTTTCTTGATCGTCTAACACCGTTAGAACGTCGTCTTGAATGACAACACAAAGCGCACCACGCTT